ACTGTTCTGAGCCATAAACAACACCTAACTCAGCAAAAGGCACAGTTGTAAAGCCCTCTATTGGGCCTTCATCTGTAAAAATAAAGTCAATAACTCCTGGCGCTCTGTTTCTTTCTTGAAAAACAAATTTATTGTCTTTTGATACAAACACCTCACCAGCTTCGCTAGTGGCAATAAGTTGCAGATAGCTAATTGCCTGAGTACCCTCGATTATGTCTGTGTCTGAAAGCTCAGTATTACCTGAATCAATTATTCTTGCCTCAAGAGGCCAAGCAACCTCTGGTAAGTCAAGGATTCTTGTAACCCTTTCACCTGACAGTTCGATAGGCGGGCTGACTTGTGGCAAGTTGTTTGTTGTCAAATTACTGAGTGCATCAGTAGCTGAAAAGCTAACCACAGACCTATTTCCAGGCTCATAAGAAATGTCAAGATCGTCAACAAATCCATAAATAACTGGGTAGTTGTTGCAACTTATTCTTATTTCTTTACCAGGAAGTAGCTGGCCGAAGTAAGTACCATTTGGATTTAGCGGATCAAACAGTCGGTCATAGTTATCTACTGAAATGGAAAGTTGACCAGCATCAATCCTGTCTAGGGCTTGAGATTTACCCCTTGAGCTAGATGCTGATACAAGTCTGTCAGTAATGTCGTAAAGCCTGCTACCGCTCAGCGTGTATTCGGTGTTATTTAGCCTTCCCTTGATGGGGTCATTGAGCCTAAAAGCTTTTATGTCCCTGTCGCCTAAATCTGCACCTAGTTCAACCTTGACTACTGGTGCTGGCATTATGAAGCACTCTGCCACACAGCACCAGAGGTGCGCTCGTAAGCCTTGATAGCGTCAACAATCGCTTTACCGATGTCCGGGCCTCTGCCAACTCCACCATTGACCGAAATGTTGTAGTTGGTAACAGTTGCAGCATTATTGAAAGCAGAGCGCGTTCCTACTCCTGCTATCTGAGAAGCAATGCTACCAAACTCGCCATAAGCCTGATTTAGCTGACCGATAGAGCTAGGGCCACTGGCAACCAAAGAAGCTGCTAAAGCACCACCCGCCATTGGCCCAGCAGCAATAACCTGTTGTAGAAGATCGTTAGTCAAACCCTGCTGAGAAAGGGTTGTAATGTTTTTTGCAAAGGCTCTCGTTTTTTCAATTAGCTTCTTGATGTTTTTGGTAATTGAATTGACAGAAGTACCCAGGTCAGGCAAGTTAAACGCTGACATTATTGATTCTTTTATGCCACCAAAGATTGACTTGACCGAATCAGCAAAAGACTTAATGGCAGCTTTTCTTTTTTGTAGTCTTTCTTGTTGTCTGCGAGCTGCTTCTTCTGCTGCTCTTGCAGCGGCTTGGGCTGCCGCATCTGCGGCCTGTTGGCCTGTTGACCCCGAACCAACACTTGCATTAAGGCTATCAACAGCGGTCTTGGCTTCTTTTGCCCTACCTGTCAAAAACCCTAGGTAGGCAGCAAGTTCTCTATTCCTTACTGATGCTTCAGCAGCTACATCTGGGTTTTTTTGTAAACTGTTGTTTAGGTTATCCACAGCGGTTGCTGCAATTCCATACTTATCTGCCACATATTGACTGGCTTCGGCTGACGCATAAAGGCTTGTGTTGAAGCTGGTGACAGATGCACTTGTAGTGTCTAACTGGTACTTAAAGTTTTTGCTTGTTTCGTTTACAAAGACAAACGCTGCTGCAAGCAAAGTGAGGCCAGCGATTATTGGATGAGCATTGATAAAAGTTAGAGCCGCGCCTAATAGATAAACCGCTGCTGTCAATCCACCCACAAGTAAAATCAAGGGTTCAAAAATTGTATAAAAGTCCACAAAGCTCGATACAGTAGCGCCTATTGCAGTAATCAAGAAATCAAAAGAACCGCCAACTAGCGTTGTTTTATCGCTAAGGTCACTGATAAAACTAACCATTGCCTCAAGAATTGGTAGAGAGCCTTCAACGGCTTTCGAAATCAAAGGGCCTAAGTATTCAATAAGAGGCCCAAGAGATTCTGTCAAAGTAACCATTACTGGCAATAACTGATTACCAATGCTGGCTTGCATGTTTTCAAACTGAGCTTGAACCCTTTTTTGCTCGACAAACAGGTTTCCAGACTGACCTCTAAAAGCGCCAGTTGCGTCAGCAGCTCTCTGGTAAAGAAGCTCCATCCTGATAACCTGCTCGGCGTGTCGCCTGGTAGCACCAGTTAGGTTATCCTGCCCTCTAGCAGCAAGCTCGGCATTGATTTCGCTCTGCTTCATAGCGACACCGAACTTCTCAATCGGGTCGTACTCACCTCGGAACAAAGCCGTCATACCAAGCAAGGCTTCTTGGACATCGTAGCCATAGGTTGCAGCTAAGTCCACACCAAGGCTTACAAGCTTTTGGGTTTCTTTTGTTGTGTCTGCCATGCTAAAGCCAGATTGTTTTAGAACCGAACCTAAGAACACCGAAGCCTTGGCAGCATCTTTTTGGCTAAGACCAATGTCGGCTGCGCCCTTGACAAAATTTTCCATAGTTGGGGCAAATTGACTAAAGACTGTTTGAAGCGAATACATGTTTCGCTCAAGATCACGAGCAGAGTCAATGGACTGACTTGTAAATTGAACAGCCTTAGAAGCTAACCCAAAGCTTGCTAAGGTAGCTCCGACCTTACCTAGAGTTGAACCAAGTGAACCGGCTTGAGAGCCAAAAGCACCTAGCTGTCGAGTAGCAGCAGCAATTCCATCATTTTTGAAAGTGCTGACGATGTTCAAGAACATGTTGCTCATTGGCTGTTATTCCTATCAATATTCTTTTCGACAAACCGGATGGTTTCTTGAATAGCGTCTTTTACATCGCTTTTTATGGCTGGGTATGAGTTATCAAAGCCAGGGTAAACATTTCTAGACTTTTTACGCTTGCTTTTCTTAACAACAGGGCCTAGGTTGCTCAAGAAGCTACCAACCGCGCCTGACCGAATTTCGTGACTTCTCATAATTTCAGGGCCACCAAACTCTCTAATTTTATACATTCTTGTATAAGCGTTACCGCTGGCCTTTTGTGCTAAATCTGCATAGACAACACCCGCTGATCGAACTATAAGTCGCGCTATGCCTGTCGCTCCTTTTTTGTTTCTGGTTAGGGCTGAAGTAGTAATTGAGTTGTATGGCTTACGCCTAGCATTGCTAACAGGGCTTCCAACGCTTCCATAGTTAGTTCCCCAACCAGTTCGACCACCATGCCTCATACCGGTCATTGGGCCTTGTGTGCCAGCGCCCTCGCCTTTGAGTTCTTTTTTGACACCCTCTTTTGCTTTTTCAGATATTACTTTCCAGCGTTTTTTTAGGTTCTTCATTTGCTCTGGGTCAATCTTGTTTAGTTCTCTTACAAAAAGCCGCCAGTCAGAGGCATAGACCTTTATGTCACTGTTCTTACCAGTGTAAAGTTTCAACGCCATTTAGACCACCTATCTTTACTTATTCTACCGAAGCAAAAAAAGAGAGGACACCCCGAAGGGTGTCCTCTCAAGTGCGTGGTGCTTGGTGCTGAGCCTTATAGATCAGATACCTGCCGAGTGTCCACAACATTCTGTCATCTAGTTCCATTAGCTCTCTGGGACTTATCCCTGTTTCACAAGCTAGTGTTGCGATGTACCAGTGAGCTGATGAATCACCAAGCCCGACTATTTTTTTTGTTCATCCGCCGGACTGACGGACTCAATAGTGTCCACCCATTCTTCGAATGATGCAGTAGTCGCTTTGGTTCTTGTTTCACTTGCCCAAGCTAGGAAAAGCAAGTGAGTAATCTTGATGTTTGCTTCAAGACTGGCAATCGAAATGTCGTAATTTGTTTCCAACTTAATCATGTCTGATGGGTTGCAAACAATCTGCTTCACTTCGTTTGGCTTATCAGTGAACTGTATTTGTAGGTTTAGTTTCATGATCTAAGCTTAGCGGAATTATGCGGCTGGTGCAGTTCCTCTTACAACTTCGCCAGATACAGGCCAAGTTACTGAAAGGGTAGCTAGGTCACCAACAGCACCTGCAAATGGCTGGTACTGAGTAACTAGAGCTGAGAAGCGGTACTCAGGGTTAGTAGCGGTTACAGTTCCAGAGGTAGGTGCAATCTTGACATCTACTAGAGTTCCCATAAGCGGGAATAGTAGAGCGTCAACAGCGCCAGCTCCAAAGTCCTGGTGGAAGTCTAGGGATACAGATGCATCCTTTAGTCC